GTCCCTTTAAAAAATAAGGACACCACAAAATTAATGAAATTTGAGATAAAAATTCTGCCACAGATCTAAGCATCTGTGACTTAAAAAGTCTCAAAAGTTTAAATTTGTGGTTCGACAACACATCAGCATAAAAATGATGTGTTCGCGTATCTCCTCGCGATAAAGTCGAAATAATATATATGTAAGTATGTATGTAAAATAAAATTATATTCATATGTTATTATATAGTATAAAATGGAACTTTAAACAGTTCCATCTGCTGGAGGGTCGTCATAGACGAAGTATTCTGGTGCTCCTATAAAACCAAAATATGAAAAATCGTCTCCAGCTGCAACATAAGCTGCCATACGATTTCTCCCTCCGTCAACAATAGTAGACAGTGAAAAAGCATCCCCTCCAGGATATGCTCTATTTTCTACATTAGTACTGGTTCCTGAGTAATTACGCACCATAGAAAACCGCTGAGCAAATGCATACGGCACTTCAACTTCCAATGCATTCATAGTTCTATTAGTAGTTAAAGCAGCTCCTCCTGCACCATGAAAATTGTCAGGATCAGCAATAAAATAACGTGCATAATTACTAGGCCCTAATCCTCCAGAAATGTTAAGTATTGCACCAGGACGATATGTTGTAGCCTTGCCTCTATTATTAGCAGTGGATACACGTTCAGCAAACATATTCTGAATCTGAGAATCAGTAGGAACAAACTTCCACCGTATACTGCCACGCCATCCCGCATAACAACGCCTAAAATAATTGAGGTACGTTGTACCTACATAAGTATATGCATCAAGTGTAGAAGTACGGTCAGGACCATCAGGATCAGCTCCTGGTGGTAGGGGCATAGCTTTGAAGAAAATGGTAACAGCTGCCTGATTAGTAGTAGTATTGTCTGTAAAATACCTATACATAGTATAACGTTTAATAAGTTGGCGTATTGACATAATCTTCTCACCATAATACATAAGAGGTTTTTGATCCAAGGGAACAGCAGTAGTATCAACCAAACGGATGTAATTGGGATCACGTAAAGGAGAGTTCTCTATGGATGGAGTTTGCTGCAAAGCTGATTGTGGTTCAGGTGTAAACAAATATAACAGATCCGCTTCACCTGAAGAGGGTAAGGCCTCGAATTCTTGATATCGAGAAACCTGTTTACCATTCGGGTTCATTAGCTGAAAATCATCACCTGCAGAAACGGAAACAAGAATGCGAATAGGTAATGTTGCATCAGGTGTAACCAAGGTGTTAACAACCCTAATTGTGAAAACACCATTTTGAAAAAATCGAAATGCACTCAAACTAACTGGGTCCCCATTGGTAAAATCTGTTGTATTAAGATCTTCCAATACTGGACGATAAGGTCTGTCTTGTTGCCATGGGACCTCAATGGTTATGTCACGAGTTTCATCAAGATCCATAATAACATTAAAAGTAGTGTTGAAAGGATCTTCAGCTGGAACAATAGGTCCACCGGAAGGGCAATAAATGAAGGCTAACCGTCCCCTATGAAATTGTGTACCTACAACCTGAAATCTATATCGAATGCTGCCTGACCATTCTTCGAAGCATCTAGACGCATAAGATAGAGCTGTAGGATTAACACGCCTACCAGTCCCACTATTTGATCTAACATCAGCTGTAGGTGTAACGATCATAGAGAAAATAGTAGTATCATTAGGTTGTGATACAGTCCATGGAAAGGAAGTAACATATGATTCTCTACGCACTATGAAATCAATAGACATTTCATCTGTATCATCTAAGCCCACTGTACGTGGATCAACAGTAATTTCTTGTTTTCCAGTTGCTGTAAGTTTTTGAGAAGTATCAAAAGCATCACACAAAGCCAAACTAGAAACAGGAAAGTTACGCATTGGTGAAACATTAGCCAATTGAATTGGTCTACTAAAACCAAAAAGTGATGCTATGCCTCCTATAGCAGTTGCTCCCATTTGAGTAGCTAACGCAAAAGGGCGTAGGACTGGAACAATACTGAGTTGACCCGCAGCACTGGCCACAGCTGACGCCACACTGGAAATTGGTCCATCACTTTTATATTCATCACTAGCTTGGGGTTCTGGTACAAAATAAATAGGAAAATCCACTGGACCAGAAAGAGCAACTGGAAAAGTGGTTGGAGCAGCTACCTTAACATCCTCCATATGAGCAAAACATGATATATGAACAGCATCTGTACCACCACTAAGTTGAGTTAAAGCATCAAATGAATCTATGGTTACAAACCCCATTTCCTCAGTAGGTATGGTTGGACCAGTAACGGCAATAAATTGCATAGGATAAAAGAAAGGAAGACACATACAACCAGAATTATTTGTAGACACATTCAACATAAGTTTTGGTCGTTGTGATCTAGTAACTAAATATTGTTGTGCCAAAGGACTTCCTTCATTATTGGTAGACATATAGGAATATGCCGCCAAAAGCATCCCAGCATGAAATTTAGTACCATTAACATAAAAATTCAATACCATGTTTCCTTTAATGAGTTTATAATTCTGAAGTTTATTTTGAACTGCTGCATTTGATAAATATAGTGTCCAAGGATTAATAGAATCTTGAACATTAGTGCCAACAGCCCACGTTTTATCGTAAATTCTTACAGCACGACTAAAGAATTTATCCATGTTTGCGCTATCAGCAATCCCATCATCTAAAACCATGGGTGGATCTGCTGGAGCAGCCACCATATTATGAAATTCATTAGAAGCATGGACTTGTTGAGTAGTCATTGGATCACTATCACCAGACTTAACTTCCATAGATTGGCATTCAACATCAAACATAGTGCACAATTCCTTATAGTCATTATGAGTCATATTAAGATCAAGAGATCCACTTGGTAAGTAGACATCTTTGATTTTGATTTTTGTAGGATCTCGTTTATTAGTATAATCTATTATATATTTATGTGTATATTGATCAAGTGTATGTTGTATATTTTTATTTTTGTCTGAGTAAGGCTCAGATCCAAGGTTTTGGTGAAGGTCACCACCCAAAATTAAATTATCCATAATGTGTTAGGGTTTTAATTAAAAAGTCACAATTATTTCATATGACAAAGAAGTCGGTGACTACATCTTTGAAAGTCTATTGTTTCTTGCATAGACAACGGGGGATAAAATCCAAGAAATATAAAAGAGAGGTTAATTGAACCGTAAAACGCCAATCTCCTCCTACAATCTACATTGCCTGGATTAATTTAATCCCATTATAAAGCTAAATCATCCTTACGAATCTCCTCGTAAGCCTTAACAATCTCATCTTGTTCTTCTTCGAGTCTATCCATAACCCAAAGGTAAGTGGTGGCATAATCGTATTTATGTTGTTTAATAAAAAATCGTGTAATATCATCTCGTGTACTAAAAATTTTATCCATGCGATTAGTGCAACATTCAAAAACTTCTTGCCCATGCAAACACCATTCACTACGGGCTGCCAAATAAACTTCAGCCAAACGCTGTTCAGAACTTATGTTATCACCTTGCACCTCCATACAAAGCATGCGCATTATAGATTCTGGGTCAAGGGGGCCTATTATATCTCCCTCAGCACTACGCACGAAATTACGTTTCAAAAAAGATATACGAGAAATGGGGAGAAACGGGACACTAGCAGCATTTTTGTCTGCCATTGTGTATTTAATGCCCCGCAATCTCAATGCCTCAGCTAATGTAGTATGATTAAATGTTGGAATGTTGCTACCAAAAACATTATCATCTCCATAAGTCATTAAATGTACATTATCTCTAAAATCAAAAACTTTATGAGTGAGATCATGATAAGCAACTCTAACATAAAGACTATTAACTATGGAATTGATAATAACTGTGAGAGGATGTCCAGAAGAGTTACCACCAAAAAATTGAAACACATCACCATTTAAATTGGTAATAGGAAACATTATATCAGTACGAATTCCTATGGCAATTCTTCGTAGAGCAG